TTTGGAAGAAGAGTTTGTCTGAAGTAATATACAAGCTGAAGGAGCATAATTTACAACTGAAATCTCTATGATACATGGGTACAAGATTGCTATTAAGATGCAACTGGGTCGCGGAGATTGTTCATCTTCGTATCCTTTGACCTGCATTGATCGCCCGTGTGTCAATTAAATTTCTTGCATAGAGCAAGGATAAAACAAAACAATGCCTACTATAAACCTGAATGATGTAACAGAGAACGCAAGGCCGTTTCTGCCATCGAATACCTACACAATCCGTGTCGCTGATGCGGAGAGTAAGACATCTCAAGCTGGCAACCCTATGGTTGTTCTGTCTTGGGAGATCGTTGCACCTGAGTCTATCGAAGATGATACCTTGGGAAATGTCAAGATTGCCGGGTTACAATTCCGTCAGTTCTTGCCGTACATAGAGAAGATGGCGGGTAATCTCAAGAAGTTGCGTCGCACTCTTGAACTGTCACCCGAGGTTAAGTGTTCTGATAAGGATAACCCTTGGGAGACTGTTCAACCTGACCCTGATATTTACAAGGGGAAGGCTGTCTATGCCACGATCAAAACGGAGCCGGTTCCTAGAAAGAACGAAAACGGTGAGGCTATGCTTGACCCCGCAACGGGCGAGCCAGTCACCTTTAACGGCTATTCAGTAAACGAAATAGTATCCGCTGCACCTGAGTTGGATATTGTAGTTCCTTAACAATCGAGGCTGGGTAAACTGGGCTGATAATAACCAGTTTTTTGTGCGTCGTAACCGTGACCAGCCTTATTTTTAATTATGAAAGAAAATTACATAAGCGCAGTTGATGAGGTTGTTGATTTGAGGGCCAAGATCAGGTCACTTGAATGGCAAGTCGAGAGTTATGACAGGTCGGAAAGACTTGCATGGAAACGTGTTCACGATTTGGAATATGAAAGAGATTCAATCGATAATTGATGATATTTGCGTCAAGCATCCTCAATATGCGCAACCGCTTGAGCGGTTGCGCATAATAAGTATGGACAAGGTTGCAGAGGCTTTGGCTGATGGTTACTTGTCTGGAATACACGACATAATCCTGATGCTTCAAGACTATATGAAAGACAATAAGGAGGGCAAAACAATGCGTGACCAATTAAAAGAACAGGCACTTAATGCGGCACAAACCAACGATAAACTACAGCGGTCTGACGATACTTCTGGACAATCCAAGTAGGTTCGACAACTGCGAACTTATCTCTGGCTATGCCGGTCATCTGTTTCAGGGTGCGCTCAACATCCCTCGCCAATCATGCGACATTAGGTTGCTGAAGACACTTGGCGAGGGGTTTCTGCCTGACACAAAAGTCATCCTGTTGCTTGGTGAGAAGTCTCTCAGGACATTCAAGAACATAGCATTGGGTGGTCAGCGTGGTTGCCCTTGGATGGCACATGGCAGAACCTACATAGCAACCTTTCTCCCCCAAGATGCCATAGACAGGAAAGCCTACTTCAATCCATTAGCTAACGAGACTGAACTTGAGTATGAAACAGTCAGGCACGGCAAGACCAAGCGCAGCAACTGGCGATTCTGGATGTTGCGTGATGTGTCCAAGGCCGCTCAATACCTGAAAGAACCACCAAGACCAGAGAGAGGCGAGCTAATCACCTATCCCAAGGAACAGGAGATCATTGACCTCCTGACAAACACCAAGGATAAGGAAATGTTCTTCGACATTGAAACAAACCCGCAGCTTGAGATGACCTGTTTCGGTTTCTCTTTCGGCCCCGACAAGGGTTGGTGTGTCCCAATGCTTCAGCTAAATCATTATCACTATGACAACACCCACAAAATTCTTCGCGCACTAGCCATTGCTCTCCGTGACAACATCGTAGTCATACACAACGCCCTGTTCGACCTGTTCGTCATAGCCTATCGCTATGGCATACCAGCCCCCACTCGTGTCTATGACACGATGCTATCTCATCACCGACTATTCCCTGAAGTTGAGAAGTCGTTGGGCCATTGTATCTCGCTGTACACAGACCAGCCATATCACAAGAACGAAGGCGTATTCAATCCGCAGAACAGCGGCGAATTCCAGCAACTTTACGAGTACAACATCAAGGATGTGCTGACGATGGCCCTAATCAAACCGTCCATCGACAAGTTGGCCAAGACCTTGAGGGCCGAGGAGTCCATTGAACAGGTCAACTCTATGGTTCGACCCTACTTAACTGCGATACTTCAAGGCATACGAATCGACACACCAGAATTGCAGATGATTAGAATGCACAATGATCGTTATCAATATCAAGTTAAACGGATACTATCATTGTTGCTTGGCCGAGACGTTAATCCTAACAGTCCCAAGCAAGTCTCAGAGTATTTGTATACTGGCTTGGGCCTGAGAAAGCCTGACCGCGATGCTACGAATGAGAAAACCCTCTTGCAGTTGCGCCTGAAACACGATTTACCGGCTGTCTCCCTCATCATCCGTTACCGATCAGTCGCCAAGGAGTCTGGTTTGTTGAAGTTCCCGCCCTACGAAGGCTTGTACACCAAGCCAATGGCTGACCGAATTACAACCTCATATAATTTAGCCGGGACAACAACCTTCCGTCTTGCGAGTCGTCGTCTGTTGGGCAAGTGGGGAACCAACATCCAGAACATACCAAAGAAACTTCGTCGCCTGTTCATTGCCGACAAGGGCAAGATACTTGTGCAAGTGGATCAAGCCGGGGCTGAAGCGATGATTGTTGCTTATCTTTGTATGCGTGGAAACTTTCGTATGCTGTTCAGCGAGGGAATCAAGTCGCATGTCTACGTTGCCTTGCGTTTGTTCGAGGCTGTCTGGCAAGATAAACTTGGTCGAAGTGTCAGGGAATTCTGTGACGCACCAATCGACAAGCTGAAGGAGATGAAAGGTTGGGATGAACTTAACACTTTAATCAAGGATAGTGACGAGTGGCCAGCCAACTGTCGTTACTACTTCATGGCGAAGATGGTCTGTCACGCCAGCAACTATGGCATGAAAGCACCAACCTTCAGAGTCAACATGCTACAGAAATCTCAGGGCGCAATCGCGCTTGAGAATAAGGAAGCGTCTCGCTTCCTTAAGACCTACCACAAACTGTTTCCAGAAATTAAGCAATGGCATAATGAGACTATTATGACGCTGAAGAATACCAAGATGCTCAGGAACCTCTTTGGCTATCCTCGAACCTTCACCGGCTTCATCGATGAATCGATGCACAAGGAGGCGTATGCCTTTGTCCCGCAGTCAACTGTCGGCTGCATAACCAATCTAGCCTTTGTCGAGCTACAAAATCGACAAGACCTGATGGACTTGAATGTTGACATCCTTCAAAATAACCACGATAGTGTCTTGCTTCAATGTCCTGAAGAACACAAAGAGTTTGTTGCCACGGAGGCAATGAAACACCTGAACCGTAACCTAATCTCCCCTCGCGGCGAACCGTTCCAAATGCGTTCTGAAGCCTTGACGGGATACAACTGGAAAGAAATGTATGCGTAGACCAACTATATCGTATAATGAAGATGATGTTAATATCAGCGTAGGTATTGACAAGGCACAAGATGAGGGAAACAGCTATATACCAGCGTTGTTCATCACAGTAAATGGTAATGTTTTCCCTGTAGTCACTCTTGATGAGTGGGTAAAAGTTTCAAACTTAGTTAGTTACCTACTCGATGACGAATCTTGAGAAGTGGCGGCATTATCTCAAGGACATAGAATCACCTGACCTCTTCATAGATTGGGGTTTCTATAACCTGATAAGCACCGCATTGCAGAGGCGCGTCTGGCTTTACCCGGATGCAATGGCGATCTTTCCCAACATCTTCGTGTTGTTGGTTGGGCCACCGGCTTCTGGCAAGTCGCGGGTAATCTCGCAGATCGCTGACATAATCAAGTGTGAACGGTTGATGGAACCTAACAAAGAGAAGAACACAATGGTTCCCATGTATCCCTACGGTGCAGACACAACCACGCAAGAGTCTCTTCTGCGAATGATGTCGAAGGAATGTCTGCGTACATTCAAGGTTCCAGATGAAAGACTTGGTGGTGATGCAAAGAAGAATCGTTCACACTTCTCAATCTGTTTTATGATTGAGGAACTTGGTGTTCTATTCCGCAAAAACTCTGAGGATATGGTGAACATGTTGAACCAGTTTTATGACGCTCGCAGCTATCACTATAAGAGCAAGCATCAGGGTGAGGACAGGATTTCAAACATCTGCGTGACCCTGATTGGTGGCACAACACCGATGTTCATACGGGAGGCGTTTAGTGACAAGATAATCTCACAAGGATTCACTTCCCGTGTCATCGTCGTCTATGGACATGAACCACGATTTTACCGGCAGTTTCCCGGCCTGACCGACAAGCAACAAAAATGTCGGGAAGACCTAATTGAATTCCTGTACAAGATTCACAAGGTCGCTGGTGAAGTCAGGCTAAGTAAGGAAGCACAAGAGTGGCACAAGGAACTGTATGAGTCAGGCAACCTGATAAACAAACGGGTGAACAGAGACCCACGGCTGGACAATTACTATGGTCGCAAGAATGTTCACCTGTTGAAGACGGCTATGCTTGTACACTTTGCCGACAACATGAGCATGGAAGTGTCGTTGGAGGACATGAAGAGGGCGAAGAAGCTGTTGACAATCACAGAACACAAGATGCACGAGGCGTTCAACACCATAGGACGAAATCCAATCGGTGAGATTACAAAACATATCCTTCGTTATATCATCGACTCGGAGTCTGGTGTGCGGTACAAGAAACTTTGGCTCAATTTTGTCTCTGACATCACGAAACAGGAGTTGGATCAAGTGCTGGAATTTCTTGTCACAACCGAGCAAGTAGAGAATAATGGGGGCTGGTTCAGGTCAATGGTGGATGATGTCTATGGCACTATGAAATTTTAAGTCGGGTCAGGTGGGGTTCTTTTTTCACCTGTGTTTTCTTTGGTTGAGCGCAGGTTTTTTCTAATCCTGTCTGTTTGTGAGCCTTGGGTTTGGCAAGGCTCGACCGACTAAATCACTTTGCCATCTGATTGCATGTAGCGAAGTATCAAGGCTTTCTTAATCTGTTTCAGTCTCAGAAACTCCTTCTCCAACTCCATCAACCTCTTGGATTGTTTCTTTGAGATGATTGTTCCCGGCAACATCTCTCCCGGCGCTCCCGGTATGTCACTAACAGTCTTCACACCCAGTTTAAGTCCAGCAATACCGGGCTTTCTGGTGGTTTCCTTGGCAAGCATCGGAAAATTAATCAGGTCACTTGCGCTTGCCTTGATTCCCAAATATCTCATACGCTCAATCTGATCGCTGACATCCTTCTTGTTAGGCAAAGCTGGAGTCGCCGTCCACATCAGGTTGTACAGTTCCTTCCAGTTATCATCAAATTGTTCTGACTGTTCTCTCTTGTTGTTTGGTCTCTTCTGAATTGCTTTTCTGGCAGCTTCAGCAACGGCGGCTGGCAAGAGTCGTCTGGCTTCAGACACGCTGTTCGCCTCCTTGAAAGCACGACGGGCTGGCCAAGCATACTCGTTACTTATTCCTGACGGCACTCCCGGCCTGTCCAAACCTGTTTCAAGCCTTCTAAACTTCCTGAGTTGTGTGCGAGCATTAAACTCCGACATCTCATCCGACAATGTGAGATGCTGAAACGAATATCGCAAAGTCTGGTTGAGTCCCATGATTGTATTCCGCAGAAACTTCATCCACGCAGCATTCCAACCACTACTAAAAGCCTCTTCAGAACTGAGAAGATGCACAAAATCCTTGAAGATTGTGGTGGCAGCATCCGCTATGGGAAATGTGAAGCCACCGGGAATACCCTCTGACACACCAAACCGCGATGACCTGTACAAGTCATGTAACAAGGCAGATTGGAAACCAAAATAACCAGCCACTTGCAACGAACTGAGAACGGCATAAGCCTGTTCCTCTGCATTATCCATCTGGATAGCCTCAAGCAACTTGGGTTCACTCCGAACCTTGTTGGCAATCTCCTCACTGAGATACTTGATTGCCTCACCACCAAGCAATGCACCCAGCGTGGCCTTGAAAAGTGGCAACGGATCACCTTCAGTTCTCAACGGCATCCAGACATCCTTGAGCATTCTGTCCGACTTCTCAATCGACCATCTTGCAAGTGAAGTGAACATACTTGAGACACCGCGCTGCGTGAACGTCGGTAAACCACGAACATCATAAGTACCTTGGTTCATCTCCACCCAAGCTGCTGCCGCATTATCCAGCAACTCTTCTGGAATATCAGAGTTCTTCTTGCCGACATAATCAAACAGGCTAACCTTGCGACCAGCAACAGTTGTCTCACCCATGTGTTCCATCAGGTTCCTGAGTAGTCTGTTAGCTGTCCAATCCCCTTTAGGCAATATCTTGTCCAATGGCCGCATTCTCAGATTTGTCGAGATAAGCTGGCGACCAAGAGCAAATTGCAATGCGCGAGTTGATTTTTCCAAGACACTTCGACCACCAACAACCAAGGCAACATCGGCCACCTTGTTAATGTTGTCGGAGATTTCGCTGGCACTCTGATGTGTAAATTCCAAGTTACCAAGGCTGGTCTTATTAACACCAGTCAGATAACTCTTGACCCAAGCATCTCTGAACTTGAACAAGTGCGTGACCAAGATCGGCAAGTCTTGTGTGCGCATGTACGGCAGATCAAACAGATAGGATGAGGCAAGATCACGAAGACCCGCGCCGACACCCAGCCAGCTTGACGTAACCATTCGATTGAATGTGCGCGTCCATAAATCCCAACTTTCATAGTAACCAATGTAACCCTGCATTAACGTATCCAACACTTCATGGTTGGACTGTACTGGTCTGTTGTAAGGCTTTATTGACTTGTCTGGTTTAACTATGTCACCGGCATTGTTTACCTTGAGATTGAATGGGCCACCCTTCTCAAGCCCCGGTAAGTCTGGTCTCAGGTAGTTTCCCTCCTGATCCGGTATGCCAAGAATCTTGCGCATCCTATCATCACTCTCAATGTGCTTGAAGAAAGCTGCGTCCTTGGAGAAGCGAACAACGTAACGAGTCAATCGCTGAATGGCATTCTGTTCAACCCAATGCGGTGGAATACCCATCTTACCTGTGGCAACACGGAGAGCCTTGTATCTTTGGGAACCAATCCTCTGTTCCTTCATCTTCAAGCTGCTGGCCATCTTATCAAATAACAACCCAAGCCTGTCGCGCTCCTTGAATAGCTTTTCAATGTCCGAAATAATTTCCGCAGTTGGAACATCACTACCTTCTTCCAAACCCAGAAGCGACTGTTCAAGTTCTTCTGGTGTGAGATTCTTGGACTGACTTTCCCAATACTCAATAGCCTCATTACGCAGCTTTTGATATTCAGGGCTGGCTGTCTCGCCTTTCATCATGACACGACGAACCACTTGACTGATGATTTCAGGTGTGTACTCGCGGGTGAACTTGCCGGAAGTCAGGAATGATTCATTGCCCCTGAACACTTCCACCTTCATCCCAATATCATTCTGATACTGTCGAGTGTCCCGATAGATGTTCTCCATCACCCGATCAAAATACCGAACCCTAGCATTAGTGTTGTAAGCATCAATTAGTTTATCATCAATTGTATCAATCAAACCCAAATGCTTGCGCCAACGCGCATGTTGATAGTCGCCAAGCAAGTTGAACTCAGCTGGACTCATCTTGACCTCGCTCAAGGCAAGCATCATACTTTCCAAGAATCGACCCATCAATTTGCTGTGTTCACCAAGCGCGGCTCTCGCTTGTTTAGACACTTCTATGGCAAGTTCCTTGGCTTCCGGTGTCAGGCCAATCTCCTTTATCCTGTCTATAACAGGGCGGAAACTTCGTGTGAGGCGCTGGAACGGTTTCCAAGTCAGGGGTTCCTTGATCTTGAAATCCTTTAGTGTCCCGTACTTGATCTTGTTAGTTCGATCCGTAATCGACTGCTGCATCCCTCTAGGAGTCGCGTCATGCGGGATGGGTGTGTCATCATTAACCATCATTACCGTAGACTCACCACTTATCTTGGTCATTGTCCGGATAGCTTCTGAAGAATTAATTTGCGTATCAGTCTTGGGCAAAACCGGAAGATCAATTACGCGCTCCAAAATCGGCTTCAACCCCTTGATGCCAAGCGCCTCTTCGGCTTTCTGGGTCAAGGCATCCACAGCCGATTTTTGGCCAAAGGCAGATTCACCATAAGGAATCTTCTCACCTTCCCAAAGTTCATCTAAACCATAGCGTAAACCTTCCGGGCCTAGCGGATTCCTGTGACCCGAAACACGAACCTTGTCATCAAGAACATTCAGGCTGTCCAAAGCACTGAATGTTCTCTTGTTCAACATGCCGTTAAGAATTGTTTGCTCCGAGCCACTTAAACCATTGAAATTATTCCGAATTGTTGATCCCTCAAGACCCAGTAGATTCAACATCGCATCATAGTGGGACAGGAATTCTTCTGGACTCGACCATATATTATCCTTGGCAACCATTCTGGTGGCAAAAGCAAGCCGCACATCATCAGGCAAATTATTCATCACATCATGCAACGCATTACCCTGATTCTGCATTCTTGGCTTGTACTTGGCGAAGTTGGCATTAGTCAAATCCGAATGGCCATGTGTTCCCCTCAAGTCAACATTCTCAACATCAAGTCCCTTGTGATAGTTTCCAACTGTAGCTTTAGACGCATCAGAAACACGACTGTCACGCCGAATTACAAAGTCCAGAAAACTCTCGACCATGTATGGTTCATAGACATTGAACCAATTCTCAGCATTTCGCATCCTTTTTAACACACCGCTGAGTTCATCCGTCAATATTGGTTCGTTCATCAAACGACGATGAATCAATTGCTGGGCAAGAACCATGTCGAAGGAATCGTCTATCGACGGTATACCAATGGTGATCTCCTTGCTGTTATACGAAGCAATCGGGTCTTCAGGTCGTCGAGTCTGGAGAACTATATCGGGCGCATCCATGTCTTCAAGAACCTTGAAAACCTGCTTGATCGCACCTGTATTGCGACCTTGCATAATCTTCATCAGCTTCTTGAAGTCAGCTGGATAATCAGTCGAGTTCTCCATGAGATGAGTCGGCTCAAGATATTCCAGTTCAGAACCGAACTTCTCGTTCCTGACCGTGGACGACTTCATCTTGTTCATGTTATCCACATACTGCTTGACGAAACCCTTGGGCATTTCCGGTATGCCAAACAACTCAGCAATCTCCTTGGGAATAGCGTAGGCGCTGGCACTCGACTCATAAGTAACACCATCAACAGTCAACGTACCCTTATGAGTGGCGTCAGGCTTGAAGCCAAAATCAAGTTGAGTCTCTGAGTTTAACTTGTTTGAGGTTAGGTACTCTTCCAACGGAATGCCTTGTCTGGTGTGCAAATCATTATCGAGAAGCATACTGACATCCACCTCCATACGTTGACCGAGATAATCAAGAATATCATTAACAGCTGGTTTACCGTAACGCACCTTCATGCCGCGCTTAACATCACTAAACCAACGACGCATCTGGGCGAACTTACCCTTCGGCAAATTCTGGATGCGTTCTGCAAGGCGCTTACTACTCTCGGTTACAAATATTTCCTCAACCTCTCTCCTGACAGGTTCAATCCATCTATCTCGCAGTTTTGGATGACCTCTTAATCTCGCAACTCTTGGATCATCACTATAAAGATCAGTCAACCAGCCTCTCATTAACTTGCTGTCCCTCTCATTAGAGGACTCCACCATGTCACGAACAAAGACATGCGCCACTTCATGATACGGTAGGTCAGCAGTTAAATCATCAATGCTTAATATAATATCGCGTTGCTTTGTTCTTGCATAACCAGCAACACTCCTTAACGCATCAATCGTCATTCTGTTAAGAGCAATGTTAAGTGTGACACCGCGCTTTGCCACCAGATTCTTGGCCGATTCAAACACACCGGGTAACAGGTTTTTTTCAACTTCAGCCGCCAACTCCAAACGGGCTTCTTCAGCTGTCTTGCCGCTTTCCTTAATGTATTGAAGCGCCTCAGATTCCCTTGTAACTGACTTAACTCGTCGCAAACTTCCCATAAGGTCACGATGCGTCAAACCCTCCAGTTCACGTTTGATTATATCCTTGGCTTGCTTCTCTAATCTCTTGCGTTGTGTGGATTCAAATTTATCTTTTACCGCTTTTGTAATTTTAGGATCAGGTGAACCTTTAATCTCTTTCTTGGCTGTCTCAGCTGAAGTTGTGGTTGGTTCATCATCAACCTGTTTTACCTTGGCTCCGTCTGTGTCCACCTTCTCTTTCTTGACCAACTCATCAAACAATTCCTTCTCCCTGAGTTTTACATATTGTTCTATGGTAACTTGTCTGGCCTTTGGGTCATTACCTTGTTTGGCTCTCCAATGAAGATATGCCACCTCTGTCGGAAGTTTTTCCGTGGTTGAGAGAGGCATCTTAGTTTCTCTAAGTTGTCTCGGTGTGGCGTGTTCGTAGACATAACCCAGTTTCGTTTTGGCTTCCTCTATCTCACCCAGTTTCTTGGTGACACCACGAGCGGGTACTCCCATAAGTTTTCTGCCATGACCCCACGGCTCAGTCAGCAATGCACCACCAACACCAGCAGTCGCCAATGCGCCGGGACTAAACTCACCCTCCGAATATTGTCTCGCACCTTCGAAGGCAAGACCAAGACCACCACCAACACCGACATTAGAGAGCGCGTGGGCGGCGACATCCGAATTCATCTTGGCGCGAATGCCACCGGCTGTCCTGATGAATTCTTGCGCTCCCTTTAGTGTGGTGCTTGTGGGTCGAACACCACCACCAAGACCACCACCAGCAAATTCACCGGCTGTGTAAGCTACCGGATGTGCCTTGCGCAGCATCCGTCGTTGCAACTCTTTCGCCTCAAAATCATCCTTGCCGCGAACAGCCTCCTCAACTTTAGCCTGAGCTTCACGAGTCGCAATACCACCAAGTACAGCACTACCAAGCATTCCCGCACCTTTAGCTATACCAACCGGAATAGCTAAACGCCCTTTTGGTACTGGAATCTTGGCAAGAGCTTTACTCGCTCCAGCCATTGCAGCCAAAGCACCACCTCCCGGTGCTATCTCAACTGATGCACCCTCCAATGCAGCACGACCAGCTGAAGTTCTTTCAGCCTTTTTAAGAGCTAACCACTCTTCTTCGGTGTAAATTGGATGATCATCGGGATATCCAAGTTGCTCACGAAGTTTTTGTTTTTTCTCTTCAAGAGTCACTTTCGTGTGTCACTTCTATTCAGACCAGCCTTTCATCAAATCTCGATCTTCTCTTTCATCCCTTTGTGAAGTTACTCCCCCTGAGTAATCACCGACAACCTTCTCTGTGGTGGGAGCTATCATTCGAGTGCCACCAACAGTTCCAGCCGTAGCACCTTCAGATTCAAGAGTCAGAGTCTCTAGCTCTTTTTTGTCAGCATCAGTCCATAGATTCGGGTCTTGTCCCGGCATGGCAGTACCCGAACTTCGCAATCTCCCAAGGATTCTATTATATCCATCAATCCTTTGTATAGACTCAGCTCTCTTAATTGGATCATTAGTTGACTCTAGAATATCCACTTCTTTGAGTATAGCTTCATTAATTCGTCTTCCAAGTGTTGCCTCAATTACCTTGGCATCTACAAGTGCTGGCAACGATTCCAGAGATATTTTCGCCTCCTCAATGCGTCCCCCTAATGTTTCAGTATCATACTCAGCCTTGGCAGCTGCACTTGTATCACCAGCTAATCGTTGACGCGCAATTTGTCTATTCAGAAAATCCTCTTTAGACATGGGATCACCTGTCATAACAGTCTCAACTCCTTGATCGTCAGTCTGTGTATACGGGGCATAGTCTTCTGCATATCTTGAATATGACAACTCATCACTTATACCCGGCCCCTCATCTGGATGTGCTTGTTGGTAAAGTTCCTTACTATGACCAAACGCTGCTTCCCGCTGTTTCTTGGCACGTTGAACAGCATCATTTGCTTGCAGGGTATTCATGCCTCGTGCCATCAACGCTCGTCTCATAGCTTCAGTCTCATCTAATTGTCTGCCAAGCTCATCACGCTGCATGATTGGACTAGCAGTTGGTTCCTGATAAAACTGATTATAGTATTCAAGTTCTTCTGGTGTTGCACCTTCACGAAAACCCTCAGTGAATTCCTTAGATCGCTTGCGTCTGTTTAATATAGATAATAAATCGGACATAATTATTCTCCCGGCACAGTTGTTTTGTCTTTTTGACCAAGCAGAGTGCCACGCAACCAATCCTGCTCGTCCCACGGTTGTGTTGTATCCACCATACCAGTAGCAGCACTCAAGCCAGTTCCCGCTGTTGTACCGAAAGTTGATATTTGACCGGGAGCAACTGGTAAGTTGGCCATTCCACCTTGTCCTGCAACAACTGCTGGATTATATTTTGTACCGAAACTGGGAACAATGGATGCAGTCTGACCAAGTGCTTGTGCAAGCCGATCCTGCTTCTGAGCTAAGGCATCACCAAATGTTAGGGCTGCCTTGTACTTGTCCATCTCAGCTGTTCGACCAACACCAATACCCATACGACCAAGACCACGCTCAACATTCGCCATCTCAGAACCAGACAACTTAGTTGGATCCATTGAACCCAACAATGCTTGAAGACTTGCAGCTTGTTGTTTTTGACTTGGATCAAGATATGGTGAAGCAGCTTCTTCAAATGCTCTGAATCCTTTGCCAACTGTTTGCATAGTGCCAGCAGCAGGGTCAAAGACATCAGCTGTTCCACGAGCATGAGCTAATCTATCAAGAAGAGTTTGGTCACGATCATAAGCTCGTAATAGTGTTTGTGTACCGGGAAATCCTGCACTTAAAGTTTTTGGATTTCCTGTTACTGGATCAAGAACAATATCACCATTTGCATCAACTTCAAACTGAGGTTGCAGACCAGTAGCAGCCATCAGCCTTAAATCCTCTGAACCGGGAGCTACTTTTAACGCATACTTATCACCAATCTGTTTACCGTGAGGAATATTACCAGCATCTTGATCTCCTTGATTATACGTCTTTGTCTTGATTCCATGCAGTAGATAAGTGTTTAATTCATTAAGAGCAGTCTGTTCAATTTCTCCCTGCTGAATTTTACCTTTAACGAATGCTGGCAAAATTTCTGCGTAAGCAGCTTTAAGATTATTTACATTCTCCTTTGTACCATTATCTTCTGCCAAAGCCTCTGCAATAAAATACATTGTCCCAAGCTCGAAAACATTCTCCATGCTAAAAACACCCTCGTCACCGAAAAGTTTTGTACCTTGATCTACGACAAACTTCCACAAACCTTCTGCACCAGCTACTACATTATTAACCATAGTATCAGCAAGTTTCTTGAAGAAATCTGAAATTGGCCCCATTTTACCTATAGGTCTTTTTGGGTCTCCTCCCATTTTCCCTATAGGCCGTCGCTGGGTTGGGTCTCCTCCCGCTCCTCTACTTGTCGGACTTATTGGTGGTTGTGCTATATGTCCCGGTATATGTGGCATGATTATGTAAGAATACCGGCTGTCCGTAAGACAGACCGTAGGTGATTAATTGACTCTGCCATATCGTTGAGAACGATAATGAGTTCTGCCTTGGTCGGGTGCGAAGCGTCTGAGGCAGCAAAATCAATGGCGGTGTGTGCGGCAGCTGTCCCTGCGGATGTGCCACCAATTGATGCGATGTCGGCTGACGCTGCCGCCTTCTTTGCAACACCATCTGTACTGGTTGTGGCGTCTGGTACTGTCAAGCCATCCAGCATGGCATTCGCCGCTGCCAGATCGGCAAACAACGTGGTCGCATCCGAAAAATCTGTGTGAGTTACACTAACTGACATAAGCCTGAGATAACATTGGGTTCATAGGAGTAATATCCTGCGTCTGGAGTTGGATATTGGATAAGTTGATTCCGTTTGTCCATTGTAATATATATGATATTTTCCAACCCTGTTGACCACTTTGAAAATTGTACAAGAGGTTTTGAACCATTTTTGTGCCGCTCCATAATACTGGAAAATCAACTGAGTAATCAATTGGCACGGATTGTACAGCAATCGTCTTTGATTGTGTGCCAGCTAATGTGTTAGGAGTCTTTTCATCATTCACACGCTGCGTGACTGTGACTGATGAGGCCGATTGTATCTTGTTAAATAGAAGACGAAGTTCCTGCGGCTTCTGCTCGACTTGGGTATCGTTGGTGCAAAATGCGCGAGTCTCGACGTATGTCGTTGCGAAGTTAGAACCCTCGAATAACTTAACGCACCTGTGGGCTGGCTCACCTGAACTTGTTGTTGTTCCATGTGTAAGAGCAAATAGCTCGCGCTTGTTGTTTGTCTCCACCTTGGCAAATCCCATGACAGGCCCAATATTGCTGTTACTGTCATCGGTTAGCTGATCGAAACTTACAAATTGTTGCGTGAGTGTGTCATAAACAAGTATGCCGTGACCAAAGATTGTGTTGCAAGCAAACAGGGCATAATCATCATACACAATAGCAGCGCACCTATCGGTGTCCTGTACAATATCCTTGAACAGACGCGCAACCTTGAGCGAGAAGACTGAGTTGCGTCCCTCATTCTTCGACTGTGCAACAGCATTAAACGACCGCAAACCTTCAGGATCAATAAAGGCAAAGTCACCCAGCAAATCAAGAAACGACCGTTGATTAACCGCATTAGCTGTAAACAAAAACTGTTTCTTGAACATTGGCTCGGCAAATACCGTTAATTCATAATCAAGCGTGACTCCGTAACTGCCGCCTTGCGTCGAGACGAAAAGTGCCTCGTTATTCATAACAGTCATGGCCGTGATCACATTGTAACCAACTGTATAGGATGATCCGGGAGCGCCACCAATGGTTTCGTCAGCATTTACCTTGTTCCCATCCGTATCAATCGGGATGACAAAATCAAGTGGTCGACCGCTAACGCTATGATAGATCAGGGTTCCGTCTGGACTGATGATAAACAGCTTATTGTTAAAAAAAGTCATTTGCTTGCCAATCGGCACATACTCACGGGATGTCTTGGTTCCATCCGACCATTCAGCATAAGTCTTGGCCGCTCTGTCCGTAGCTGCACCACCAGCAAGTTCGATGATGCGCGGTTGATTTATCCCATCTTGAACAACAATAGCCGCAACGGTTGTCTGAACTGCCGTGTTCACATCAAGTTCAAGAGATGCACCCGCCACACGAGTCTCCTTGCGCAGAAAATTCTGGGTTGATGCCGGGACAGCCTGAACAAATATCTCGGCTGACCTGTCCATTGTGCCGCCACCATAAAGAACAGCCCAAGTGCTGTCAGGATTCAATGGTTTGCGGTACTTGCAGCCGCCATCAAAGAACAAAAATACAAACTCGCCAATCGAATAGATTGCTTGCGACGGCCTGAATAGTGTAAACGCGCCTATGCTACTGGAAATATCATTGACGTTCTTGATTCCCTCCAATGTGCCGAAACGATTGCGAACATTCTTGGCAAACTTGTATTCTTCGTTGCTTAAACGAGTGTCATCGACCGACATGTTCATGCCGCCCATAAACGATTGTTGTACGTAATCAGCCACGTTGATAATGCCAGCGTCTAGCCATTGTTATGTTATCATGCGGATGTCGCCCGAACTGCATCAGGCGCTTCTGTCCACGCTCCAGATCAGCAATTCTCCTACCCAAATCCCTAGTCACCTTGCCATCATAAACCATCGACTCCTGTAACTTGCCCTGTTCTTCCAAGAACAACTGCATCATCTTGTGCATCACAATATTCTCAAACCCGTAAAGCGGGAAGGGATCATTGTCGTTCTTGATGAACTTCAGCCTCTTCTTGTAAAGCACTTGAAGTGTGTGCGAGTCGTCCTGTGCCGCTGTGTCGTCCCAAGGAAACTCGGAGATGTCCACAATCAAGTAACGCGACTCAGTTTCGTCATGCGGTATCTCGGAATAAACAATTGATGTATCAGCCGTGTCCACCAGCCTAACCAATCCCCCGTCATTCGAGGCATGATCGCCAAACCGTTCGTTGTTTGTATCGTACCGTCTCATGCCCACTACAGATGTAATGGTGCGATTGTTGTCCAAAGTGAGTGCTATTGAATGCGGTGATGATGTGGTTGTGTAGGCAGCTGCCGTGCCGGGATAGTTAGACCAGACCTCAAGTGTCTGCCTGTCCGACGCCGATGTCTCAAAAGTCACGGCCAACTTCTCTGTGGCTGCGATGTTTGAAAACCAATGGACTGTCAGGCCAGTTGCCGAGCTACCGCGAGTGCCTGTAATTGTCGAGGACAACGATTTCTTGAGCGGATCATAACCAACTATTCGCCAGCAACGATCATCGCTTCGCCAGTTGTTGTGGTTGTACTCCGATAACAGGTTGTTAATTGTCCAATTAAGTTTGGATTCCTTCTCGCGCATACCACGAATAGCGTGGACATCACGACTCAGGGCTATCCGCTGTTTACCGGCAACATAGAATTCCTCCTCAACCAATGAGCCGGGAATGTCAACCTGTTCATAAATCGACTGCATCGCCTCGTTGAGAAAGTCGAGAATGACATAACGCTGATTGGAGTCACCAGCATTAAGACCAACCTTCTTGCCAAACCTGTCAATTATGTACTCAGCACTCATCGTTTAGTAATGGCGGCAACCGTTAGCTTGGCTCTTTTTGTAATCGCCGTTACCGAAGTCGCGGTTCTTTTTGTGATTGCGCTTACCGTTTGACTCGATCTCTTCGTTATCGCTGCCCAACTCATGTTTCAATTCCCTTACAGCTTCCAATAACTCATCAAGGTCATTGCGCAACTCCCGACAATCATTGGCGTTCAATCTCATACTCCAGCCTTGCGACCATCTTTAGAGCGGCCCTTGTGAACTCTGGCGCGGCCTCTCTTGCCCTTTGAAACTCCGGATGTTGGCTTAACTCCGTCACGCCCTCCAGCCGTGGAGTGCTGCACCCGCTCACCATCAATGAGAGCATCAATATGACCCAACTTATCTTCCAGCCGATTCTTTGCATTAGCCTCTTTCAGCGCATCCGACAGCTTATAGATCAACCGTTCCAATGACGGTATGGCCTTAAACAACGATGCAAGTAGTTTAATTACCCCCATTTGTATCTGTCTTTATGCCTTTCCGTAGGAAGGTGGCAAGTAAAGACGTTATGATTATCTGAACCATAGTTCCAATTTCCATATCTCCAGAGAGATACGCGCCCACAGCTGCGAGAATACCACCGGCTGCCGTCATGTATGTTTTTTTACCTTCTAATGCTTTCATTTCATTGCTTTAACTAACTTCGATAATCCACTAGCTCCCGTTCTAATACCTATTTTCATTCGTCCACCTTCTCCCCCAGCAGTCTTCTTAACAGATCGTTTTTTTGCTTTTGGTTTTTTCTTATGCTTGGGATCAATCTCAGGTGGTAAAATCCTTGGCGGCCCCTTCATTGGGCGAGGCTTTGCTGGACGACTGCCTTGCGCCCACGCTAGTTTGCGACCCGTCAAACCGGGATTTGTGGGTTTTACTTTTGAGATGAGTGGTGTTAATCTACCGTCCGGGGTTAACTGCGCCCAAACTTTTTCTGGTGGGGCTTTATCTTTTACCCAAACTCCCGTTTCGGAAACAGTAATTCCCGGTATTTGAATCTTTAAGGGCTTTTTTCCCTTACGCTTCTTTTTCTTTAACTTAAATACGTCTTTGTAATCAGCCACGGCGTCTCCTTCGTCCAGTTTTGTAACTTTGACCAGTTGTTTTCTGGCAAATTGCGATAGCCCTGCCTTTGCCTTTCAGCTTATTGACACAGCGACTAACTTTTGTTCCCTTTGGCATTTATCAGCTGTTTAATCTTTAAAACTATGTACACCAATGTCGCCAGACTGATTGAAACTTTTAGTAAAATGTCGATTTCAAGTAGCCAGTTTCCTATTCCTGAGACAGAAGCCACAAGAACTTTTAGATCATCGAGGTTCATGTAAAAATTTGTCAACTAACATCTGCTTGGCGACCTCAATTACACCAATCATCTGCTCCAAAGTCAAATCCAATTCCTGTTCAGAATACTCAACAGCCTGACAAATCCTTCGTGTAAACTCATCCAATTGTTGTCTCTCAGTCATTTCTTCTTCTTCTTTGCAGCTGGCTTCTTTGCAGCTGGCTTTTTCTTGGGAACAACACGCGGTTTCTTCGCACCCACACGCAAACCAGCTACCTCGTCAATTAACGACTGCATAGCTTGTTTAGGTGTTGCTGGTTTTTTAGCTGCCGCTTTCTTGACCGCTGGCTTTTTAGCTGGTGCTTTCTTGACGGCTGACTTTCTCCTTGGAACCTTTGTGATGCGAGGCTTTGTTGGCTTCTTGCCCGTTGGCTTTTTGCGCTTCCCACCTTTTGCTATGTAATCTAAAATTAATTCTTTCTTAGCTTCAAGACTATATGCATCAGGAGTCAGCTTCTCTACCGGCTTTTTAGCCGCCGGTTTCTTCTTAGCTGGCAGTTTCTTCTTAGTTGTCTTTGTTAGCTTGCCACCTTTGCCGCGTGCAAGTTTCTGAGCGCGTAACAAGGCTGCATCAGCTTTTTTTGCAATGTCTTTTAACTTTCTTGCACCAGTTTTTGCTTTGGTTACACCTGTTCTGGCAGCGCGTCCAACAGCTTTACCTGTTTTTACAGCCGTAGCTTTCGCAGATTTAGCTGCTTTTGTGCCAGCCTTAACAGCCTTACCAGCAACCTTCTTACCAGCTTTCAGTGCTGCTGCGCCACCAACTCTTGCTGCTCCATAACCAACTTTTCCAACCTTTAAGCCACCTTTCAAAATTGGGCCACCTATCATTAACCCCAACCCTTCAGCAGCCATATGCCCAGCAAGTGCCGCTTCATCACGATGAGTCATCTCTTTTCCTGTGACCTTACCGTATAACTTGGCAAGTCTACCGACATCATCAGGTTTCATTCTACCTTCTATTTCTGATCGAAGATTCTTTCGTCGCTGCTCATTAGCTCGCTTTTGTGCTGCGGTTAGTGATCCTCTCTTTGGTGGAATACCAGCTGTAGGCTTTGACGATCTTGTCTTACCGGTTGGTGGTTTGACAGTGCTTTTAGCAGTTCGACCTGTTATATCTTTTGGAATTACCCGACCATGTGAAGGTTTTTTAGGCGCTGTCCTTAAGTGTGGGCTGGGCTTGCCGTTAACTGTTATTTTAGTTTTGCCATTACGAATTATTTTAGATTTAGAGCTAGTCTTGGGACTGGCTCCAGATATAAGACGGTTAGCACGATTAACAGCAGCAGTTTTAGCCGCACGCTTTGCTTGCGCTCGTTCTCGGCTTTTACGCGCTAGATCAAGCAGTTTCTTCCGTTGTCCTTGTTTTTTGTATGGCATATATTATCCTCCTTTTTGTACCGGTTGTCTTGGTGGCCTCAACTGTCCTGTTGGGCCGTATGGATTAGGTGTGTAGCCGGGAGGACTCGATAGTCTACCTGACTCATTCAAATATGGTGTTGTGCCGGGACTCGGCCCCGGTCTGCCTGACATCACCGCCGAAATATTACCAGCAATCCTGTTTGCCGGACTTATCGCACGATAGTTTGTACTAGCTGGAATTGTTGGCCCCATCTTCTGTATCGAACGACCACCTATATCTGATGGACGATGTGAAATAGACCCAAAAGTTGGCTGCGGTCTTGGCGCTCCGCGACTTGGATCAAGTCCCGGTGTTGGTGTCTGCGGTAATCCACGAACTAGTTGACCAATTAACTGACTAAAATTTGTTGGTTGAGGACGGTGAGACTGAAATGTCGGCTGTTCAGGCCTACGAGACTGAAATCTCGGCTGTTGCATCATTTCCTGCAATGCTCTTAATCGCAGCATATCCTGCAAAGATGGGCCAGAAACACCACCTGTGAGATTGCCAGACATACCACCACCATACCATGCTGGCGCTGGGCGCTCTGGACGATGCGAAACATCACGAAATGTGGGTTGTTGCCTTTGCCTCACCAGCTCCAGTAATCCCGGTGATATGAATGGATCACCCACAAGACCACCCCATCCACCACCACCAAAGGCTGGCCCCATCTTTCCTATCTGCCTCTCCGCTTGTTGAGCGGCTGCTACTCCCTGTGGCGTGTATGGATATTGTACTCCTCCAACGTTAGGCATCTTTGTTCCCTTCGTATTCTATGTCCATAAATGGCGTATCAATCTCCAACTTGCCGGGCAACGACTTGCAACCAGCCAACATGACAATCAACAGGATTCCACCAAGAATCGCTAGTAAATACATGACCTCTTTTGCTTCTTTACTCATTACGCCGCTTTTCATTTACAGGCTTTTTTGTTACGCCCATGCACTTGTAGAGCGCACCAATCTCGACTCGCAACATTGCGACTTCTTTGGCGAGCTTGTTCGTTTCCTTGTCATGTCCATTCAATCTGTCAATCAGTTTGACAATTATCGTATACAAGTCTTTAATTTCGCCCGATAAATTCCGTAAGACGTAGAAGACAATCTTATAGCCGAAGATTCCCGCTGCCGCTGCTGCAACAACAGGGAATCCCAGCGTTTGTATAAGATTTGCCGTGTCCGTACCCACATCTTATCTGCCAGCTTCCTCCTTGACCTCAGGTTCAGCAACAAAGCTGGCCGTCAACAAACCCATAAAGTAATTTCTACCACCATTGGCTTGTTCCAGGTTGAAGCTGATTTGTCGAATCTTGCTCTCAAGATCGGCTACATGGTTGAGTAGCACGACTTGTTCTTGTGACAAATCTGCTACGTTATGCTCCTCACCGTTGATAACAACGGTCTGCTTGTTTTCTGTTTCTGTTTTATTAGCCATAAGCCAAATTCTATGCCTCCAACGTCTTCACCCGCGCTGACAACTCCTGCACCGCCTTAATCAGCGGCATCACCAAGTTGCCATACTTCAACGACAACTTCCCGTTGGGCGACTCGTTCACCAGATCGAACTCAACACCCGCTTCAGTCATCGCGGTCTGCACATCCTGCGCTATCAAGCCAAGCCGCACCGTGTCGTCATCATCTGGCCGATCATCCGCTGGCACGGTGACTGTCTCGTAAACTGCGTCCTTGGCTTCGACAGCTTCACTCACTAATCGGCGTTCAGTCACTTCCTCTTGTGCCGGTTCAGCCGGTCTTGTGATGTGCGTCTCTGT